GTGGCCGGCACGAAATTCGAGGCGGGCGAATAGCGCAGCGCGAACAGGAAGTCGCGCAGTCCCTCCGCCCATTCCTTTTCCTCGTCGGTCTCCTCGTCGTCCATGGCCGCCGTGGTGAGCCCGTGCCATTTCTCCGATTGCGGGATGATCAGGCTTTCGAGCCCCGCCGCCAGACGGTTGGCGGCCGAATTGATGGTGTTGGCATAGACACGCGAGCCGCGCCGCTCCTGGCGCTCGGCCTGATTGTCGCCGGCGCGATCACGGCCGTTCCACATGTCGGGCGCGTCGGGATCGCAGAACTCGGCCACCGCTTCCCAGACCGGTTCATAGCGGCTGCGCTCGGTTTCCATCTCGGACTGGCGCGCGAGAATATCGCGGGCGCGTGAATCGCTCATGGGAGATCTCGTCTGGTTGTGATGGGAGATTTGGGTGGAGATGCGGAAGGCGGCGGCGCCGAATGGTGCCCAGGCGAAAGACCGGCCATCTTTCCAAACGTGGCGGAAGTTGCCGGCGCGCCTTACCCGCGCCGCTTCATCCGGCGGGCGTGCCGGCGCCAGATCCACCAATCCAGCACACGGCGGCGAAAGCTGCGCTTCATCGCGGTCATGGGTTCAGACCCCGAGCAGCACGCGGCGTTGGCCGGAGAGCGAGCCCGGCGCGAGGTCGGTCTTGACGGTGCTCGCCGAGCCCTGGCGCTGCTCGAGTTCGGCGCGCAGCGCCGCTTCACGCGCCTGCACGTCCTTGTCCTGCGCGGTCGGCACCGGCGGCAGCGGCTTCAGTTCCGGTGGTTTTTGAAACAGACACATGGTTCCAGCCTTCTCTTGTCCAGTCATAGAGGAAGAAATCCTCGCCGTTCCTGCCATAGGCCGGCAGGCGACAGCGCTGCGTCGCGCCCAGCCTTGCCAGCCAGCGCAGCGCGAGTTCATTGCCGGCGAGCGGCCGCGCCTCGACGCGAAAGGCGCCGCGCGCCGCGACCCGCGGCCCGAGCACGCCATGGAAGAAGCGCGTGATGTCGGGCACGCAGCGCCGCATCCGGCGCGTGCCCCAGCTCCAGGCGATCCACAGGCCGCTCCGCTGCTCGGCCGCGCCGAAGCCCGCCTCCGGATTGCCGTCGAGCTCGGCGACATAGGCAAGGCCCTGCAGGGCCGTCAGCGCCAGCAGCGCCGGCGTCCAGCCATCGCACTGGCAGTCGATCTCGTCCCGGTCCTCGGGCCTCAGGTTGGCGGCGATGTAGGAGAGATCCCGCAACGTGGCGGGGACGATGCGGACGGGCATGGATGGACTTTCGTTGGTCGTCGGCGTCGCGACTCGTCATCCCTGAGCGCAGCAAGGAGCGACGCGACCCGGCGCAGCCTCTGGGATCCATGCCGCGCCCCTCAAGCGCCGCCGACGATGCAGAATTATGATCCGCCGCCAGCAATTGAACCTATCGACAACACACGCTATGGGTGCAGAGCCTATGTATTTCGCGATGAAGATGTCGATTGTCTCAGCCCGTTCCGGGCGTTTGCGGCGTCGCCACGCAATTACCGCTCCGGAGGACGCAATGAGATTCTTTGCACTCGGCCTTTTGGCGTTGTTGGCACCAGCCGCCATCGCCGACGAGCCGATCAGATGGACGGTTTCCATCAGTGGCGGGAGTAAAATCGAGATTCCTGTTTTCTTTGCAGAAGGCGATGGCCGTTTGCTTGGCGGATTCGCCCATAACTACGGCCAAACATTCGAGCCGGAAGAATATCCACACTCCCAGCTGCGTCAGTATCGAACCCATACCTACGGCAAGAGCCTATTCGAGTACCTGAAAGATATGAACGTCAGCGATGGCGATAAAGTGACTTATCAAGTTGACAAACCCTCGCTCGCTGCAATTTCAAGCACCTCGGCTGATGGCAAAGTTGTTTTCTACGGCATGTGCCAAAAGCATCGTATCGTCACCTGTTTTGATATCGTGTACGACACGAAGGATCAGGCGATGTTCGGGCCAATTGTCGAACGTATCGCCCGATCGTTCCGTAAAAATCGGTAACCTGCAAAAACCGCATACAGCAATTCTTGTGCCGTTAACAGGGCAGTCACNGTATAAGTTTTAAATAACGCCTAACCGGCGCTATGTAGGCTATATCTGTGGCATAGGCCTTTTGTTTCTTCTTAGGATCATTGTGCTGAAGTTCGAAAAGAGCACTTTCGATAATCGAGGTTCATCTTGGCTATGAGGCCGAGGCCGGCGCGACGGGCGGTCTCGAAAGCAGGCATGTCGTCCGGATCGCTTTTGGCAATGGTATCGAACTTTTCGGCCTGGACCGCCGCCAGATGGTCCCGTTCATATTCGGCGCTGGAGCTGTCATCGCCATCTGCGTGAAGCAGCCGCGTTCCAGACTTGAAGACAAACGACGAGCGTCATGCGTCAAGTCATTGAAACAGCACCACCAAAAATACAAACAGCAGATAGGCGGTCAGAAACCCTGGAATACTGATAATCGCAGATCCGAGTAAGATTCTCACACGTTGGGCTGGCTTGATTTCCTTTGACGTCAATCCATACATAGCCAACGCCACTGCGGACGGAAGCGCGATCATTCCAAGGACTAGAAATATATTAAACAGCATCTTCGAGCTCTGCCAAGCAGTGAGAGTAGGACCTTACTCAGAAAGTACTACCATTTGCCAAACGTCATCGTATTAATGAATTGCGATCGACCTACGGCAGATCGCGCATCGTCGTAAGTTTTTTGAGCATCCCCGCGAGCAACCATCAAAGCAGAAATCTTAGCTTGAAAGACTCTTGATGCGCCTTCCGCGTAAATTGCAGCCAATATGCGGTCTTTGTTGGTATTCAAGGCTGGATCATCCCAATAGCTTCCATTTTTGAGATATTCATCCAAAGACGCCACAAGTTGCCGGTCGGCCGCTATAACATCATCCAAACTTGCCGCATCATGATATCCCTCGTCATGTTGCCTGTAAAATCCGTCCTGAATGTCGATTGCGGGTGGCTTGAAATCGCCACCCCAAGCGCCGCCAGTCCAGCCTGGGCCGCCATAGTTACCATAGGTGGGCACTAGTCTATTGAAGATGTCGGATGCGTATGAGGCGTCATTGGCTGACAGATCGGAGCGCGAGTCGAGGCGATCGCCTTTCACCGCCCCGACTCATCTGGCGCGCCTGCGCTAGGCGGCATGCTCACGGTCCCGCTCATGCCGTCGCCGGCCATCGATCCGGCGCTCGGCATCTCGGCGGCACGCTTCGGATCCCGCGCGATCAGAGCTTCCAGGCGCGTCCTTGCCGTGCTTTCGCGCCAGGCGGCTTCGGCCTTTTGCCTGCTTTCGGCGTCGAGGTTCATCTTGGCGATGAGGTCGAGGCCGGCGCGGCGGGCGGTCTCGAAAGCGGGCATGTCATCCGGATCGCTTTTGGCAATGGCATCGAGCTCTTCGGCCTGGACCGCCGCCAGATGATCCTGCTCATACTGGCTGCGGCGCTCAAGCTGCCGCACCGCCATGCGCACTGAGCCTGCCTCTCGCAGAGCTGGCTTGCGGCTGGCGAGGCCAGCGCGCAGTTCGGGCGGCGCCTGCTTGATGAAATCGTCGAACAGCATGTCGAACCGGCCTTTCTGGACGACACGACCGGTGTGTCGATCGACTTCGCCATACATGGCGTGGTGCAGGCCTTCCCCGTCAGCCGGCGCGTTCGCCGCGGTGTCGGCCTCGGCCTGAGCGATCTCGCCACCCAGCCTGCGCGCGGCGATCTCGGTGTCGAAGGCCTGCTGCCGCGCCACGCGTTGCTGATAGTGCTCCGCAACCGCCCGCCAGTAGGGATCGAGCGGCCGAGCCGCCTCACCCGCCGCCGAGGCATCTGCAAGCCGCACCGCATTGCCGGCATCGTTGCGGCGCAGGGCGACTGAGAGAGGAATGACGTGGACCATTGACTGTCTCCACCCGGCTGGCGTCGAACATGGGGGGCGATAGCGGCGCGACCGATCGCAAGCACGCACGCATCGCACGCGGGATTTGTTGGGCTCAGGATTTTCGGCAGAATTGGCCAATGCCAGGATCGTGCTCGGAACGCTCGGCGCCGCCTCTTCGTCATGCTCGGGCTTGACCCGAGCATCCATGCCGAGACCTCTGCTGCAGAATGCAGAAGTGGGGAATTCTGTAACCGCTGCAATACCTTGGGATGACTGCTCGGGCCAAGCCCGAGCATGACGAACGCGCGGGGCCCAGACCTACCGGAACGCCCCCAGCGGGTCGCTCTGCCTCGCTGGCCGCCGCGCCGCTGTGAATTCCGCCGGATCGACCGTCGCCTCGCGCAGCATCATCACGCCGTAGCGGGTGGCCGACATCAGGTCGTCGCGCAGCTTCACCACCTGGCCGTCCTTGCGGTGGTAGAGACGGAATTCCTCGAACCATTGGCCGAGCGTCGAGAACACCTTGAAGCGGCCGGTCTGCATGCGGTCGAGCATTTCCATCAGCCCGGCCTCGACCGAGACCGAGCCGTCGGAGAAGCGGGCGTGACCGGCGAGCATGTTCAGCCCATGCGCGGCGTATTGCCGGGCAAGCGCCACGCCCGCCCCTTCCAGCGTTTCGCGGCGGCCGTCGCGCGGCCATGCCCATGGCAACCATTCACCCCAGGGTTTCAGCGCCAGCGCCTGGATCGCTGGCGTCTGCTGGCTGGCGCGATGACACTTCGTGACGTGGACGATGTCGGCTTCGGTATCCCAGGCAAGCTCGATCGCCGCCGAAGGATGGTCCCAGCCGAAGTCGAGCGCGCCGAGCCGCGGCCAGTGGCGCGGCAGCCGGAACGGCTCGCAGGCGACCGTCGCTTCCGCCACCGGAAAGACGCGCCCCGAGCCCAGCACCGGAATGCCCTTCGCCCGCGCCTCGCGCTCGTGCTCGGGATAGGCGGCAACGATCGCCGCCCGCTGTTCGGGCGAGTAATGCCCGGCATCGTCGATGGTCATGAAGGTGACGTGCCGAGTCATATTAGTTTACTCTAACTATACTTAGGGACGACCAAACGCGATTGATAATACTGCACATGGATGCGAAGCTGCCGGTGAATCGGGGGGAGATACATGATCCGCATAGCAATCGTCGCCGCTATTGCCGCCAGTACATCGGCTTGCCAGTCGAACGTTCCGTACGACACAAGCAAAAAGACATGCCGGATGTATACAAATCCTGTCACAGGTTTCAAACACGAAGTTTGCATCCCGGACACACCAGATAAAGTATGCAATGTCTGGTCCCGTGAGAACTCGGTAGGCGACGAAAGGATATGGTGCCAACCGCTCACCCGCAAAGCCACCGATCCCAAGGCGCGCGCCAGGCAGCTTGCGGGCAGCCAATACCCCTGAGCAACCGGAATTTGTCACCGGAAGCCATGTGAATGGTACGTCTCCTGTTCGAATAGCGGCTACCTTATCGACCGGCCGGACTGGATTCGGCCGGCACTCCGCAGAGGGCCAGGCTGCGCCAGGTCCTCCGATCGGCTCAGCCCTTGTATCCCTCGTTCACACAGTCGTTCTTCCAGGCCCAGTCGAAATCGGCCAGCGACATGGACTGGCCCATGACGGGCTCGACGAAAGGGCCGGCACTGTTGTCGATATAGACGATGAAGCGCGCCTGCTTGGTGAAGGCGCCGATCTTGGCCATGATGACACCGCAGGTCTGGCCGGTTGAGCTGTCGCCTGTGAGCTGGACATGCGAAAAGGTGGCTCCCGGATCGGCGACGAGGCCGCGTATCTTGCCCTCGGCCGAAGCGATCGCGTCAGCACGCCAGTCGCCGCTGCCGGAACAGGCACAGAGCAGCGCGCAGAAGACTAGCAGGGCTGGCGTGCGGCGCATTTCGGCCTCCGGGCGTTATTGGAAGCTACGCCACATTGGTTCCCAACCAAACAAGCAATGAAAATCATGGTTTCGGCGCGGTTTCGAACGCCGCTTCTCAAGATGGAGGAACCTCACCCCTTCCCGTCCTCTGCACCTCCTCGGCCGACAGGAACAGCAGCACCACCTCGGAAAGCCCGCGCAGCGGCGTGAACGTCACCATGGTGATACCATCAGTGGCGTTGGTGCGGGTCAGCCCTTCCGAATAGATGTCGAGCGGCGGCTCCTCGTCGAACCAGACGCCATGCAGCGTCTCGCCCTGCCACTTCTCCCGGCCCTTCTCGTAGGATTTGAACGACAGCACGGATTCGCCGGCCTGCACGTCGCCACCGCCGCCATGCCGCACCACGACGCTGTCTAGCGCGCCTGGCGCGCCACGCCCCATGATGGTGTCGAGGATGGCTTCGCCCGGGATCATCCCGGTGCCTCTTGCCTCCGCCTGCTGCGGCGGGCCGACCAGCAGGCGCTGCGGATTGTCCCGCGTGCCCTCGCCGGTCACGCCGGCCGCCCACAGCCGCGTCGGGCCATCGAACACTTTGCCCCGCCACCAGCCGGGATAGCGGCCGGTGAGATGCATAGCCCATTCGGCAGCGCCTGCCAGCGTCTTGCCGAGCTGGTTGCCGGCCATGAACAGGCGCTCGCGGTTGGCCGCGCCGGCGGCATGGAAATCGGCCTGCCTGTCGTACGGCCGATAACTAGCCAGCCTGTTCCGGCCCTGCCTCCGCTCCAGTTCCTGGAGCAGCGCCAGATAGGTCCGTTCCTTCGTCCGGCGCGCCGAGCCCGGGTCCGAGCGTGCTTTCGAGGGCGCGGATGCGGCTGCGGATCTCGTCATCGCTCAGCGTGTCCAGACTGTTCATGGCGGCATTGAAATCCCTGGGCAGGACGGAGAGCACTATCTTCAGATACTGCTCGGGCTTGTCCGCGCGCACCGCGGCCAGCACGCCGGCGCCATGCGAGCGAAAGTCGGCCCGCACCGCCGCCAGGAAATCGTCGCCAAGTGTCTTCTTCGCCCGCCCCGGGCGGGCGGAGCCCTTGCCGGCGGGCTGCGGTGCCGCCTTGCGGCGCGTGACGCGGCCCGAAACCTTGTCAGCCATCGCCGCCCTCGCCCGTGCCGGTGGCGCCGTCGGCATGACCCGTTGCAGCTCCGCCTGGTCCTGCCTTGCCCGATCCGACTTTGCCCGATCCCGCCTTGCGGCCTCGCTTGGCCCTGCCGGCCCTTCCGCGCGCGGGCTTTCCAGCCTTTTTTCCGGAACCGGAACCGGCGCTTGCAGCCTCACCCGCCCTCTTCGCTGGCCTGCCCCGCGGCAACCGCTTCAGCATCGCCAACATGCCGGCGGCGGCGCCAGCATCCTGCCCGCGCGCCGGAAAGCCAAAGCCGCCGGACGCGTCGACCAAACCGCCACGCACCATGCCGACGCGCACGCCCGCGGCCACCGCCTCGGCGCGCCCGAAGCCGGGCTCGCGGCAAGCGCCTTCGAATTCGCCGATGGCGCTGACGACCTCGCGGCCGTCATCGTCGATGATGATGGTGGCATAGCGAGGCATGGCGATCTCTCAAAACGATTGTGCTGCGGTCGCTTCTCTCTCAGCCAATGCGAAACAGAGAACGGAGC